CAAGAACCAACCTAGCTGCACATTCACAAAATCCATCTGACCTCAACTGGTCTGGAACAGCTTGCACAAAAACATCAACAAATAATGCTGATCCCTTTAATACTTCTACTGCCTTGTTGCTTACGGCAGATGGAACCAGTGCTGGGCACTTTCTAGCTGTCGGTGTAGTATCAACAATTTTATACACCTCCGGCACAACATATACGATTAGCTGCTTTGTTAAGGCTGGGACTACTAACCGCATTCAACTTACTGGCCCAGGCGCTGCTTTCGGCACAGGTCAGTATGCGAATTTTCTATTGACTGGTGCTGGCAGCATCACTGCGTCAGCGGGTGGAACTGCGACTATAAATCGTGCGCCTAATGGATTTTACCGCATAACATTATCCGTAGCTGCAACTGCGACTACTGCCAGCAGCGGTGGAATTTTGGTTTTTATCACAACGGGCCTAGAAGCACGCTTACCGACAAATACATCTTCTAGTTCTATTATTGTAATTGGATGGCAAACAGAAGCAGGCGCATTTGCTACCAGCTACATCCCCACTACTACGGGCAGTGTGACACGTAACGCTGACGTTGTGACCATGACAGGAACAAACTTCAGCAGTTGGTATAATGCCAGCGAAGGTGCATTTGTGTTTTGGGGAAATCAGAATGCGGTTGCGGCGGAAATAGGATATTTCGCTGAAGCGCGAACCGATAACAGCAACCGTCTACAGATGTTTGCCAACAACGGCGGTGGCCAAAATCAATTCACTGTTCGTAATGGTGGGGTTATTCAAGCTGATTACACTAATTCCGGCACAATCACGCAGGGAACGGCATTCAAAACTTCTTTTGCGTATAAGCTAAATAGCTTTGCTCTTGCACGAGATGGTGGCACTGTGGCGACTGATACGGTTGGCACAATACCGTCCGTAACAGATTTTCTGATCGGACATTCTGGAGCTGCATCTAATTTGCAGTTAAATGGCCATATCGCAAAAATACTTTATTATCCTCAGCGTATAATTAACGCTGAAGTCCAAGCCTTTTCGAAATAAGGAACCGTATCGTGTCACTCACTAAAGTCACCTATTCGATGATCTACACCGCACCGCTTAACGTGGTTGACTATGGGGCAACTGGCGATGGAGTCACTGACGATACGGCCGCTATCCAAGCAGCTATTAACGCAGCGGCAGCGGCAGGAAAGTCTGTCTTGATACCCGCTGGAACATATCTTATTGCTGGCGCTCTCACTGCTGGCGCTAATGCGGTAATTTTCGGTGAAGGCGCTGGAATATCAATTCTAAAAAAGAAAACCGCTACAACAGGTCATATTCTTGATATTTTGGGAACGATTGACAAGCCCAACATTGAAATTAGAAACCTTGGTTTTGACGTAAACGACATCGACAGTGCGATTGTCGCTGAATATGTAACTAATTTTGTGGTTGCCGATTGTGCGTTTAAAAATATGAATTTGTGGGGTGTTCATGTAGGTTCGCAAAATGGAGCCGATACGGTCATCCGCAATACCAACGTAAACATTCAAAACTGCACGTTTAAAACAAGCTCTTCAACATATGAGCAGTTTTTAATTTATAACTCGCAAGACGTTAATGTTCAGTCTTGCCGATTTGAAACTGGCGCGTCGGCAATTGGCGTTGGCATTTATCAAAATGTTGAGCGGATTGTAATTGATAATTGTTTCTTTTCGTTAAATAAAGGCATCTACTACAGCCTATCTACAAATAATATTACCATATCAAACTCGGTTTTTAAAACCTGTACATCAGCCGTTAAAGGGTCAAACCAATCTGACAACGGCGCTTTTGGCGCTACACACGTTTATAATTTAACGATACTAGGTTGCCAGTTTTTGACTAACACAACTGGTGTTCAGTTTGGTGCTGTTGTTGGCGCTACACTTTCTAGCTGCGTGTTTACAGGAACACTTGAGCAAAGTGTTGTAATTGATGCAGGGAACACACCTGTTTCAGCGCAACCATCGAATATTAGTCTAATCAACTGCATTTTCCGCAACAACAATACCTCGGCAGTCCCTGGCGTCGGCGGCGCTTCGGTATTGTTTCAATCTGTTGGAGGGACGCAAAATGTCAGCATATCAGCGTGCAATTTTGTTGATGATAATGGAACACCTAAACAAGACTACCCAATAGGTTTTGTCGGAGCATTTACATGGAACGGCATAAACATCAGCGGATCAACACTTAACGCATATGACGGCGCGTTTAGTGTTGGCACAGGCGGTGGAGCGGCTCTCGGCACAAATGTTTGGTTAACAAGCAATGTATTGGAAACAGCAGATATGGCTGATGGTGTGCGCCGCATTTCACGTGGTGCTGGAACACCTGAAACTGTAGTGCGTGGCGGTATTGGTTCGCAATGGCTTCGCACTGATGGCGGCGCTGTAACAACTTTGTATATTAAAGAATCTGGAATAGCTAAAACTGGCTGGGTCGCAAAATAACCGATATTGCCAGACTGCATTAGATAAAGGAATAAACAATGGCCGACAAAAAAATCTCTCAGTTAACAGCGGTCACTACTCCGCTTGCCCTAACAGAAGAACTTCCTGCTGTTCAGAGCGCCACGACTAAGAAGGTCACGGTGCAACAAATGCTAACTGGCGTAATTGTAACTGATGCTACAACCTCACGCACGCTGTCTGCAACGGACAACGGCAAGATCATCTACTGCACATCTGGTTCTGCTGTGACGATCACTTGTGCTGCCAGCTTGGGCGCAGGGTTTAACGTCACCATCATTCAGGGCGGCGCTGGCAAGGTTACTGTTGCTGCTGGTGGACAAACGCTTGTGTCTTACTCGTCGCTGTTCAGCACAATGGGCCAATATGCTGTAATCTCGCTTATAGCGCCTGTAGCTAACACATTCATCGCTGCGGGTAATCTCGGCGTTTAATTTACGAATACGGGTGAGATTAAATGGCTACCATTGACGAAACACAAGCACAACTTAACACTCATGAACAGGTCTGCGCGTTTCGATATGAAAGCATCTGTGCGCGGATGAAGCGAATCGAAAGCTTGGGTATATCTGCTTGCGGCACAATCATTGTGTTGCTGATAGGCATACTAGTAAGCGTGCTGCAAAAGGGTGCTGTGTGAGCATTGTTCTAGGTCAACGCAGTTTATCACGGCTTGAGGGTGTCCACCCTGATCTAGTGCGCGTTGTAAAGAAGGCCGCTGCATTATCTGATTTAGACTTTACTGTGCTTGAAGGTCTCCGCACTCTTGAACGGCAGCGTAAATTGGTTGCAGAGGGCGCATCGAGGACAATGAAGTCTCGGCACCTTACTGGACACGCAGTCGATCTTGCTCCGCTGATTGATGGGAAGGTGTCATGGGACTGGCCAATTTACCATAGATTAGCTAAGATCGTAAAAGCTGCTGCGGCAGATGAGAAAGTCCCTCTACAATGGGGCGGTGATTGGCGTTCGTTCAAGGATGGCCCACATTGGGAATTACCTTGGGCTTTTTATCCGAAAGGGAAGTAACATGAATAAAGATCAATTGTTTGGAATCGTTCGTACACTTGCTGCGGCTGGCTTTGGCTATCTGGCAGGAAAAGGTCTCATCGACGGTGCAACGGCTGAAGCATTGGCTGGCGCAATAGCAACCATCGGCGTTGCTGTATGGTCTGTGATAAGCAAGCAGCCAGTAGTAGAGTCCGCAGAGTAATGAAGTTCCTGACGCTCTTTTTGGGCATTCTGGATAAGCTGTTGGGTGCTTGGGCAGAGAGCCGTTGGAAGCAGCAAGGGCGTCAGGAAACAATCAAGGAAACGAACGATGCTATTAATAAGCAAATCGCACTTGGCGAAGCTGCTATTATCGTCCCTGATCCTGAGCGCACTGAACGGCTGCGCGACCGTTTCGACCGTTCCCGTAAATAGCTATTGCGCTATTGCTAAACCCATTACCTATGACGCAAAGCAAGACACGCCTGAAACGGTAGCGGAAGTCGAGCTGCATAATGGCGTATTTATTTGCTTATGCGAGGATGACTGTCCGAAAGGCAAATAATGGTTGCTTCCCTAAAAATCGACGAGGGCTTGTTTGCATACGCCACGCCCCGTCAACGTGAATTGCTTGAGGCAATAAATCTGCATGGCAGTGCTAAGGCTGCATCAATTGCATTAGGCATTAATCATGGCGCAGCCAGTGATGCTCATATCGCAGTTAAGAAGAAGGCGGCTCAAGCTGGATATGCACCAGAATCAGGAATCAACCATCCCGTAGCACAAGGCTTCCAGCTAAAGGGCTATAGCCATCTAACTAAGACAGCATCTGGCGAAAACATCTGGCTCAAGACAGAGGCAGTGCGCGAACGCTGGGAGAAAGCTGTAACAGATTCCATTGCTAATTGTGCAATGCGGCAAATTAACATTCCACCACCTAAAGTGCAGACGCTTGATGGCGCTGACATTATCCCCTGGCTGAATATAGGGGACGCGCATATAGGAATGCTGGCCCACAAGGATGAAGTTGGACAGAATTTCGACCTCAAGATTGCCAAGATAGAACTTTTGCAAGCAGCGTTTGATCTGATTGATATGGCTCCTGATTGTGAGCGCATGGTAGTTAATGACTTGGGTGATGGCACGCACTACGAAAACATGGCTGCGATGACAGAGCGCAGCGGTCACCAAGTTGACTTTGATAGCCGCTTTCCAAAGATGATCGAAGCCTATCTAGACATTATGGAAGCCATTATTGAAAAGGCTCTCACAAAGGCCGTTACAGTTGATGTAATCATTAACCAGGGCAATCATAGCGAGACCAACGACTATTGGGCTGCACACTACTTCAGGCGGCTGTATGGGCGGCTGGGAAGCAATCGCGTCAACGTGCTAAAGAACGAAAGCCCATTTATAGGCTATCGTATGGGAGATACGTTTGTTCTGGTTCACCACGGTCACAAGTGCAAGCCAGAAGCATTGCGCCAGATCATGTCAACGGACTACAGGATCGACTGGGGAGAGGCTAAGTTTTGCTATATAGATGGAGGCCATATACACCATTTTAGCGCCAAGGAACTGGGTGGCGCTCAATGGGAGAGCTTCAATAACCTAGCCCCTATGGATAAATATGCTCATGATGGCGGCTGGCGCTCTAAGCAAGCCATGACGCTTGTATTGCGCTCTCGCACCTATGGAGATGTAGGGCGCTATAAGATGCCCATTGAAAAGGTCTGGAACGCAATATCTAAGGTTAATCCAAAGCATTACATTCCAGAACCCAAACGAGCTTTCTCTGCTTAATTTTGTTTGATGTGCATATCCCGCAAACCAAAGCCATAAGCCAGTTTGCGGGATATTGTTGTTAGAAAAGTGACACGTTTTATCGCGGATGTATGCCGTTATCCTCTCCGCATATATAAGCAGCGCTTATTATGAATGCGAACCAGAAGAATAATATAGTGGTCTGCGTCATTTGCTATCTCCAATATATTCCAGCACCCACTTCAACGCTTTAATGTCCTTCTTGTATTGCTTTGCGTCATCGGGATGGACGTAACTACGTGCTGCGTTGTGTTGCACCGTTTTCAGCGTATCCTTTAGCCATGCGCGGACAATTCCGTCTAGCTGGCTTACATCTATATCAATTAGCATTCTGCTTATCCCAATCTAGTTATAAACGTGACGCCATTCACAGTCCGACACCGAAAGCATTTGCCGTGGCGTATCGAATATTGTGAGACATTCCTGGACGTGCGCCGTGCCCAACCCTTCTCAGTTGCTGGCATCGTTTCTACATCACCAACAACCATTCTTCCCATTGGATATGTCATTGGGCGACTCATTTATTTGATTCCTTTTCTCGCTCTGCGCGTCTTTCCGCAAATGTTTTTCCATCTAATCCACGCAAGGGCCATGCGCTCTCAGAAGATACGCGATACGTCTTGCCTAAAGGCGCTGCTTGTGCTGGCTTAATCATCTGCAAGCATTTCTGGCGCTGGCTGCAAGCCCTCCATGAACTTTGCCCATACTGCTAAAGCGCCTATAATGAATGGGCCATCATCCTGCTCACCATTTCTGATTTGGCGGATAAATTCTGGGTTGCCGTGCATCATTTGAACATGATCCGCGACGATGTTTCTAAGTTCGATCAATGTCATCTTAAAATGTCCTCTCCGTTGCAAACATTGTTATCATTATTCCTAGCCATATTACGGTCAGCCAGAATTGAGTCTTTGATAATTTAGTCATGTCAAACTCCCCTTGAAGTTAGGTAATCAAAGCGTCCGCCATCATAATCATCTGGCTCGTCTTTGCTGTGTAGCTCAAACTCTGCAAGCGTTCCCATTGGATCGCAGTCGAAGTCGGTAATAACCTCAAGCAATTCTAAGTGCAGATGTTCTGCAATCTCTGGACGGTTGCTGATGTATTGGCCGTGGCCGCTTTTGAGCTTTAATTGCTCAATCCAATCCTTGTGGATGGCATTAATAGCTGTCAGCGCGTCAATCGCAGCTTGGGCTAGTTCGTTAATATTCGCGCTCATGCTGCGCCTCCCGAAATGATTTGAAGTTTGTATACTTCGTCATAGCGGTTTGCGAGCGCCTTGACGTAGGCGCGGAGCACCCAGAGCGAGGCCGTGCGCGTGTCTGCTACCCGCCACTTGCTACCACCGCCGCCTTCAATGGCGCGGTGGTCGTCTGAACCTTCGATGTATTCAAGAATGTATGCGGTGGTCTTCATGTCAGTCTCCTTATTGGCGGGATTATTCCCTTGCTGATACCCTCTTATAAAAAGCCATTTATCATATGTAAACAACTTTTTTCATCACGCATAAAAATAATGGCGGGAAGCGCATTGCCACCCGCCATCTCTTACAGCCAGGAATGTTGTAGAAGTGCGTATTGCCAGCCATATTTCTTAGCTATGCCGACAAATGATTCCTTTGTAAGCACATGCTGACCAGCTTGAAGCTGTGCCTTTAGTAGCTGTCGGCTACTTTCAGCAATCCGTTTGTGGATCTCAGCGTTCTTAGCCTCGAGATGCTCAGAAGGTGGAAGAATGTTTCTGGATCGTGTCGGCAGTTCGTTGCGAGTTTTAATTGACATGGTTGCATCCTCAAAATGGAACTTCCGAATCTAGATCATCATCGTATGAAGTGTGCTGGTTCTGGCTAGGCGCACTGGATTGCGTATTGCTTGAGCCAGCTTCAGAACGAGGCGCAGTGTCGATACTACCGACCCGCACATTAAACTGTGGCTTGCCTTCGTATTCGTCGTGCGTCAGGTCTCCAGTGATAAACACTTTGGTTCCCTTCTTTATACTGCCAGAGAATGATTCAGCCGCTTTCCCCCACAAGCTGCACCGATACCAAACGCTACCAGCGTCTTTGCCGAATCCGTTCTTAACGCCTACGTTGAAGCTTAGAACCTTGCTATCCCGAGTATCACGCAACTCAGCATCCTTGCCTACGTTACCTGATATTATAATTTGCTGTGTCATGGCTTAACCTCCCAATGCGTTCATGTATGTTTCAAGCAGGACTTCGTATTCTGCCCGTTCGTTCTTTTCCATCTTGCGAAGGCGGATCACAGCGCGAAGAATTTTGACATCGTATCCGTGTCCCTTTGCCTCGCTGTAAATCTCTCTAATGCTGTCGGAGATAGTTTTCTTTTCTTCCTCTTGGCGTTCAATGCGCTCAATTAGCAAACGCAGCATATCATCATTCGTATCACTCATATTCTTCACTCCATTTTATATCGTGTTTGCTTCCATAAAAATACATATATTCAATTAAATCAGCCATTTGTGTTTTGCTTAGGTTCGATGACCTAAAGCCGATTGGGAATGGCTTATTGTCCAGGCCGTTTTCAAACTGCACCTCATGCCCACAAGCAGCCATAAAGATTGCTTTCCATACCTCTGGCACATGGGTTCGACCTTCTGGCTTCTGTCTGCTAACGTCTGAGATCATGGCCCACATTTTATTGTTTTGGTCGAGTGAGCGTTGCTCAGGCGATATTTTAACCACCGCATTAATTGGCGCTTTGTCAATTAGCTGGTGCGCCAGCCTTCTTTGATGCTCACCACGAAGCCAAACTGTTTGTGTCATTGGCTTTGTGCCTCTTTAATCTCACGAGCCTTTGGGCTGGCTTTGCAGAACGCTTCTATCAGGGCTTCTACGTCGATGCCCTTCCAGAACGTCTGCTCACCAACTGTATGCTGCTGGCCGTGATGTTCGCGGCATAATGGGACTACTCGCCAATCATCTGGCTTTTGTCCCATCCCTGCACCGCTACCATTACGAACATGGGCGCATTCAATTGGCATCCCCTGGCAACCATCTCTGGCGCAATGGAATGATCGAATGAAGTTTAAGTGCCCCTGTGATCGCCACCGCGCTGTCCGCTTAGGCTTCTTGGCAATGCGATTAGGCAGCATCTTCAAGTTCCAAGCTATATTCAGCGATGTAAGATGATTCACCCCAGCGATTGACCACCTCAACCTTTTTGGTTTTAATCTTATGCCCAGCCTTTCGCAGATCATTAATCCTCGATGCCAAGCGATAAACTCCTAGCTCATGCAATGCTACCATTGGACGGATTGGCCCAACAGCTAACAGATGATCGTATATTCTTTCGTTCTGTGTCATTTTGATTCTCCCAACTCTAATAACGCTTTTACGTCTACGTCAACTTCTACAAGGAATGCGGCAACCTCTGATTCCAGAATTGCAAGCATATCATTGTCACGTTCGATCCGCTGGATGTAGAGCGATAGATTGTCTGGCATCCGTGGATCAAAGCTTACAAAATCGCACCACTGCCTATCAGCGCAAGCCATCTGCCATTGCATTTGGAGTATATATTTGTGTGCAATTTGATTGTTTTTGAGCACTTCTATGTGTGTGCTACTGTTTGGGCACTTGATCTCTATGCACCCATCATCCCCTACAAGCCCGTCAGGGCTGGCGTGTGAGCCTATAATGGTCGGGTGCTTATACAGCCCTACCTCAATCACATCGTTGCCTGTAACGAAGCTGTAGGCGGTTCTGGCTTCTTCTTCTTTCTCAACGCCCCAGATCATAGCGGCGCTGCTGAAGCTTTCCTCCTGCCGACCTGTAAGCCGTTCGATCACAAGCTTGGCTTGCAAGTTAGAGCGAGATGCTCCCCAGCCTGATTTGGTTTTGGCTAGTGCGTCTGCCAGTTGGGAAGCGCCAAGGCTCCCACAACGTGCTGCAAACCATTCTGGGCTGCGTTGGATAATAGCTGCGTCTGTCATGCCAGCTTCTTTTCTAATGCAGCCTTGACAGCATCGAAGCGGCTGTCCTGCAATTCTTTGAGTGCATTGATTTTGTAATGCTTGCAGAGCAAGGCCAAGTCGGTGTTTGTTTCGTCTACCAAGGCTTGCAATTCCGCAAACTGCTTATCGCTGATAAACTTAATGCGAGGCGCTGGTTCGCTTTTGCCTGTGGTAGCATCCAGTGCGTCATGCTCAACGATGCAAAGGGCTGCTGTCCAGAGGTAGCGGGTGGAGTAGGTCTCGCAAGCGCCAATGTTCTGAATCTCGTGACAGCCTTTAAGATTGGCTGATCCCATTGGGCTGTGAATGATAACCTGTGAGCCATCCTCTACATCGACGATGTGCATAGACGCTGTGCTTTCGGAAAAGCTGATAACCGCGCAAAGCCCAACATCGTTAAAGATTCGCAGGGCTGGGACAAGAAAGTCGGAAAGCTCAAAGTATTTATATCCAGCAAAAGTATTCTGCCCAGACTTCTTTAGCGGTAAAGCATGAAACGCTAATCGCGCCTCGTTAAGTTTTTTATGTATTGCCATCTTCATTTCTCCTTATGCAAAACGTGGAAATTTATAGCGGATCGGTTCTGCTGACCAATTCCGAATCGTCATAACGTCACCAATAAGTTCGGCTAGGTGTTCGCCATAGTTTGCATGGCAAGCGCCAGCATTGATTGCCATCTCAACAAAGTCGCATGGCAAGCATTCAAATGTGTCGGTCATGGTGTGACCACAAACTGTGCATTTTTCTTTCGGCATGGTTGCTTCCTTTTTATTTTGTAAATACCTTGTAAACATCATGAACGGGAATTAAAAGCGTTTTTTATCGCAAATCGAAAGAAAAGTTAAATGGACTATACCGCACACGCAATTGCAGAGCTTTACGCTGTGGCAAAGCATCACAAAATCAAGGCTTATGAGATCGCCAACGAAGCTGGCATTACTCGCGTCACGCTATCTAACTGGAAAAACAAACGCAGCGAACCAATGCTAGGCGCATACCTGGCAGCGTTTCATGCACTCGAGCGCATAATTGCAGCCAGGGCAGTTGATTGAACATGAAGCGATTCGGCAAATACCGCGCTGTCAAGGCTCAGTGCAAGACTGGTCACACCCATGATAGCAAGCGGGAAGCTGTAAAATGTGACGAGCTACACATATTGCAAGCGGCTGGGGAGATCACTGATCTAACGATTCACCCCCAATACTGGTTCGTGATCAATGGTCGCCAGCTAAAGCATCCCAATGGTCGGCGCGTTGGATACAAGTCTGATTTTGAATATGTCGAAAACGGAATGCTGGTGACGGAAGATGTTAAGGGAGTCGTTGTCAGGGATTGGCCCCTGCGCCGCGCTGTCTTTGTTGCGCTGTTCCCTAACTACCATTTGCGAGAGACCAAATAAAAATGGGTGACCGAAGCCACCCAAGGTTGTTTTGGTAAGGAGCACCAAGCGGCGGATAATACGGGAAAACTGTGCGCTGGTCAATGATGTATAAATTCGCTTTTATAAATCACGGAATGCGGTTATATAAGAGCGAGCGGGGAGTGCCAGAAAAGGGAAAGGCACTCAACCCGCTCTAACAACGCCTATCTAGGAGGCATCGCTATGTTGAGTAATACACGCCACAGAACCATCACGCAAGTGTTTGCGTCATGAGTGGCTTACAATGGTTCCGACTATATCACCGAATAGTTGATGACGAAAAGCTGCGCCTGTTAGCTTTTGAGGATCGCTGGCACTTTGTTGCCCTATGCTGCCTAAAGGCTGATGGCCTTCTGGACACGCCAAATGACAATCTCAGATCGCGTAAAATTGCCGTCAAGTTAGGCGTGCAGTTGCGTGAATTAGATGAGATTGGAAGGCGCTTGCAAGAGGTCAATTTGGTTGATGAAAACCTGTCGCCAGTTGCTTGGGATGAATTGCAATACAAAAGCGATAACAGCACAAACCGTGTAAAAAGATACAGGGAAAAACAGCAGCATAACGCTATGAAACGGGAACGAAACGTTTCAGTAACGGGCCAAGAGACAGAGACAGATACAGATACAGAAGTTAATACTAACGTATTAACAGCAAAACGCAGGAGCGTTTCCGCTGCCAAGCCTGATGGATTTTGTGACCAGCTTTGGAAGGATTGGAAGAACCATCGCAAAGCAGCTTTTACTGAAACCGCATTGAAAGGCATTGAGCGTGAAGCTGCACAGGCGGGATGGACGCTAGAGGCTGCAATTACGGAAGCCATTGAACGAGGATGGCAGGGATTCAAATCAGATTGGGTAGAGGGAAAGAAGAATGGCACAACAAATCGGACAACTGGTAAGCCTAGAAACCAAAACGGCTTTGCCGCAGCACTTCGACACGTCGCGGATGGACGCTCTGATGAGCCTTTCTGAACTTACGGTAGCAGAGTGCGATGAGCTACGTTCGATTGCCTTAGCTATGCCTGTAGAGAATATCCCAGTTGAAACCCGCGAACTTGCCAAGCAACTGCAATTTATTGAAGCAACCCTGCCAAGCAAGAACACCGACGAGCAAAGCGGACAGATGCGGACAGCAGTCTATGCAAGGATTCTAGGCGGCTACACAAAGGAAGCCCTTAGCTACATGACAGAGCGCGTTTGCAAGGAGCTTGATTGGTTCCCCACGCCTCGCCAGTGCTTGCAGATATTGGAGAGCTACACGCCGCGCACCAGCCGAAAGGACAAGGCGCTTCTGATCTGTTCAAATCACACGCAGAAAAGGTTCGAAGAATTTATTTCGAAGCTACACTGTGGTGAGCCAGTAGAGCTTGCAGACAAACCAGATCGTTGGTTACGCATTGCTGAAGATCGCGGCTACCTTCGATTGATTGATGGGGAATTTACAATCAGATGACCCAAAGCGCAGCCACAGTGTTGATGTGTGACCTGGCTAAGTATCAGGCAGGAAAGCTATCACTAAATGATATACGCCAGAACTGGGCTAATGGTAAGTATGCTGAAGCGCCCAGAGAATGGGCTATTGCTGCGATTGACCATGCAAAACGGCAAAAATCATAATTAATTGAAAAAAACGCTTTACATATAAAATCACCAATTATAGAAGGGTGGCACAGCAACTGAGGCAACGCCTCGCCTTTAAGGAGTAAGTTTTATGCTAGTAAAGTTTTCCACACTCGCTGACGGTGTTTTTATCGAAGTAACTGATGCTATGGAGTATCAACCTTCAGACCGTTGCTTTCGCTTTGATGCTAACGGCAATGCCGAATATGCAATTTTTGCTGATCTAATCAGCACTAACCCAGCACCACGCTGGTTTGGGCATTGCTTCAACGAACGGGAGTTTACGTTTGCATGAAAGTTCTAGTAGCTTGTGAATATTCAGGCCGTGTGCGTGATGCTTTCATAGGGGGGGGGGCTGATGCCATGAGTTGCGATTTGTTGCCTACAGAAGCTCCTGGGCCGCATTACCAAGGTGATGTGCGTGATGTATTAGATTACCCTTGGGATCTAATGATAGCACATCCACCATGCACTGATCTTTCTGTTAGCGGTGCAAGGCATTTTGAAGCAAAACGGCTCGATGGTCGCCAGCAATCAAGCGCATCTTTTTTTATGATGTTGGCAAAATCTGACATTCCACGCATTGCAATTGAAAATCCAGTCTGTGTTATGTCTAGACTATGGCGCAAACCTGACCAGATTATTCAGCCTTGGCAGTTTGGGCATGGAGAAACCAAAGCGACTTGCCTCTGGCTAAAGGGACTTTCAAATTTGACTCCGACGAATATTGTTGAAGGCCGTGAGCAACGTATGCACCGACTTCCGCCTTCACCAGATCGCTGGAAGATTCGCAGCACGACATACAAAGGTATTGCAAAGGCAATGGCTGACCAGTGGGGGCAGATATAATGACACCAGCAAAGCTTAAACTAGCTAGAGTAGCTATGGGCTACAGCGTAACAGAGATGGCTGACGCTTTACGCCTATCACCAGACAACGGCGCAACAAGCATACGCAAGATGGAATCTGGCAAGGTGCGTATCAGTGGGCCTATTATGGTTGCAGTCGATGCAATGCTAAAGGGCTATGACCCATTCGGTGATGATTATGACGCAGAATGACTATCAGGTAGGTGGAGATCACTACGCATCTAAAAGCGTTCAACCTTGGCAAGCAATGGAGTCATGGATGACCAAAGAAGCGTTTGCTGGATATTTACATGGCAACTGCATAAAATATCTGTCGAGATATAAAGACAAGAACGGAGTGCAGGACTTACAGAAGTGCCAGCACTATCTTTCAAAGCTTATTGAGTTGGAATATGGACACAGTGATGAAGATGCTTTAAAAGGTTAGCACCAGACCTTTTATGGAAGCTGAGACACATGGCATTAACACCTAAACAAGAGCGTTTTGCTTTAGAAATTGCACAAGGCAAAAGCCAAGCGGATGCTTACAGAGCCGCATTTAATGTTAGGCCAGCAACCAAGCCAGAAAGCGTTCATCAAAACGCATCGCGCCTTATGACGGATGTCAACATTTCATCAAGGATTGCAGAACTCAAAGCAGCCGTTGCTGAACGTGTTACATGGACGCTTGCAGACAGCCTTGATGTACTGTCAACGATAGCCAAAGGATTAGACGCAGACGCAAAGCCAAGCGACAAGGTAAACGCTGTAAAGGCCATTAACGCAATGATTGGGTTAGACGCTCCGTCGAAGCTTAATGTCACAGGTAATCTCGTTACACATATCCAGCGCGAAGTTATTGATGACAACGCTGAAGATTAAAACCCCGCGATGGTTCAAGCCATTCCTAAAGCCAAGCCGCTATAAGGGCGCTCATGGTGGGCGTGGTTCAGGTAAGAGCCATGCCTTTGCGGAAATGGTTATTGAGGCGCACGTTATGGATCAGCGGCGCAGAACAGTTTGCGTTCGTGAAATACAGAAGTCCTTGTCGCAGTCCGTCAAGCGTTTGCTGGAGCTAAAGATTGAGCAGCTTGGCGTTCAGGATTACTTTGAGGTGCAGGAAGCACAGATCAAGTCACGGCATGGCGATGGCCTAATCATCTTTCAGGGGATGCAGAACCACACTGCCGATTCCATTAAGTCTCTAGAAGGTTACGACTGCGCTTGGGTTGAGGAATCACAGACGCTATCGCAACGCTCTCTCGATCTATTACGGCCGACAATCCGTAAGCCAGACAGCGAGCTATGGTTTACATGGAACCCGCTGAACAGCACCGACCCGATTGATATGTTGCTGCGAGGCCCAAGCCCACCACCTGATGCTGTGGTTGCACAGGTAAACTATCGAGACAACCCTTGGTTCCCTGATGTTCTTAAAGCAGAGATGGAATACGACAGGGACAGAGACCCTGACAAATACAAGCACGTCTGGCTGGGAAGCTATTCATCAAACAGCGAGGCGCGTGTATTCCGTAACTGGAAGGTTGAGGACTTTGAAACGCCAGATGACGCAACGCACCGCTTTGGCGCTGACTGGGGCTTTGCATCTGACCCGACAGTCTTAATCCGCTGTCATGTTGTTGGCCGCACAATCTATGTTGACCACGAAGCCTATCGTGTAGGCTGTGAGATTATGGACACGCCTGACCTGTTCTTTACTGTGCCTGACTCTGAAAAGTGGCCCATCGTTGCTGACAGCGCCAGACCTGAAACAATTAGCCATATGCGTAAACATGGCTTCCCAAAGATCATGGCAGCAGTCAAAGGGCCGAAGTCTGTAGAGGAAGGCGTCGAATGGTTGAAGTCTTACGACATCATTGTTCACCCTCGCTGCCAACACACGATTGACGAATTAACGTGCTATAGTTATAAAACTGACCCCTTGACAGGACAAATCTTGCCAATCCTTGCAGATCGTGATAATCACCTTATAGACGCGCTACGTTATGCGTGCGAGGCCATACGTCGAGCAGTCCCTGCAAAGACTTTCGATGTGCAACCTTTGGCAACTGTGAGTAGGTGGTAAATGGCTCGATTGAATAAAGAACAACGGTTCCAGAACATCCATCAACAGGCGATGACGGAGTTCGACCGTGTTCAAACATCTGTGCGTGATGAACGCTTGCAGTGCTTACAAGATCGACGCTTCTACTCCATAGCTGGAGCGCAGTGGGAAGGCCCACTAGGTGACCAATACGAAAACAAACCACGCTTTGAGGTAAACAAGATTCACCTTAGCGTCATTCGTATCATCAACGAATACCGTAACAACCGCATCGCTGTAGACTTTGTGAGCAAAGATGGCGAAGCAAACGACAAGCTAACCGAAACGTGCAACGGTCTTTATCGTGCAGACGAACGGGACAGCGGCGCAGAAGAAGCATACGACAACGCTTTTGAGGAAGCAGTCGGCGGTGGCTATGGCGCTTGGCGTTTACGCACTGCGTATGAAGATGAAGAAAACGATGAGGACGAACGCCAGCGCATCCGCATAGAACCAATCTATGACGCTGATAGCTCTGTGTTCTTTGATCTGGATGCAAAGCGCCAGGACAAGGCTGACGCTAAGTATTGTTTCGTGCTGTATTCAATGACCTATGAGGCTTACAAAGCTGAGTGGAATGATGACCCAGCAACATGGCCCAAAGTAATCCATCAATATGAGTTTGATTGGGATACGCCTGACGTTGTGTTCGTTGCTGAATATTATCGCGTTGAAGAAGTGCGTGAGACAGTCCGCATCTTCCTGACAATCCAAGGCGAAGAAGAACGCTATACGCAAGCGGACTTCGATGCAGACGAAACGCTAGAGGAAACACTAGCCGCTGTTGGAACTGTAGAAGTACGCCAGAAGCGTACTAAGCGTAAGCGCGTCCGCAAGTATATCATGAGCGGTGGCGGCATCCTTGACGATATGGGTTACATCGCTGGCAAGAACATTCCTATTGTTCCTGTCTATGGCAAGCGTTGGTTCGTTGATAACGTCGAGCGTTGCATGGGCCATGTGCGCCTAGCAAAAGATCCACAGCGTCTAAAGAATATGCAGCTGTCAAAACTGGGCGAGATCAGTGCGCTTTCGTCGATTGAAAAGCCTATCTTGATGCCAGAGCAAGTCTCAGGCCATCAGGTAATGTGGGCAGAGGATAACCTACGCAATTATCCCTATCTGTTAATCAATCCAATCACGGGGCCAAACGGCGAGACTACTGCTGCTGGCCCAGTTGCTTACACCAAGTCCGCACAGATTCCGCCAGCAATGGCAGCACTACTTGCGCTAACTGAGCAGGACATGGCTGAGATACTGGGAAGCACCCAGCAAGCCGACAAGATGGTCAGTGGCATCAGCGGCAAGGCTGTAGAGCTTATCCAGACCCGCTTAGATATGCAGACGTTTATCTACATGAGCAACATGGCTAAGGCTGTGCGGCGCTGTGGTGAGATATGGCTGTCAATGTCGAAAGACATCTACGTTGAAGAAAAGCGCAAGATGAAAACTGTTGGCGCTATGGAAGAAGTTGGTTCGATTGAACTGATGAAGCCACAGATCGACGAAGAAACAGGCGAACTGATTTACGAAAACAACCTAGGCGATGCCTTGTTCGATGTTGCCGTAGACGTTGGCCCATCGTCGAGCAGCCGCCGTGATGCCACAGTGCGTGCGCTTACTGGCATGATGCAAGTCACCACCGATCCAACAACCCAACAGGTTCTGCAAGCTATGGCTATCATGAACATGGAAGGCGAAGGCATTGGAGACATCAAGGAATACTTCCGCAAGCAGCTAGTCCAGATGGGCGTTCTGAAACCAACGGAAGAAGAACAGCAGCAGATGATGGACGCACAAGCAAACGTGCAACCTGATCCACAGACCGCTTATCTGTTGGCTGAAGCTGCGAAGGCACAGGCACTGGCTATCAAGGCACAGGCTGACACTGAATATACCTTGGCGCGTTCGGAAGAAACGAAGGCCAAGACAATTCAAACGCTATCAAGCGTCGATATAGACGAACGCAAGTCCGCTATTGAGACTGCTGAAAAGATTGGGGCTGCAATACAGCCGCAAATGAATGTGGTTCCACCCTCCACACAATTTGGGTGAGTTAATGGGGTTAAAACATGAAAACGGCAGAACTGGATAACGACAACATCGACACAATAGACATCGACACAGACATCAATGACCAAGCGGAAGATGAGACCAATTCCATCGACCAGGCTGATGATGAGGAAGAAGATGACGAAGATGAAGTCGTAATATCTATCGGAGAGGAATCGCCACCTCAAGATGAAGAAGTTCGTGCGCCTGCTTGGGTGCGTGAATTGCGTAAATCAAATCGGGAAAAAGAGCGGAAGATACGCGAACTGGAAGCAAAGCTAAATACGGCAGCAACTGAGACCAAACCAGTTGCATTAGTAACTAAGCCAACGCTTGAAAGTTGCGACTATGACTCCGACGAGTACGAACAAAAGCTTGCTGATTGGTATGAGCATAAACGCGAATACGATTCAGTGGAAGCCAAGGCAGAAGCGCAGCGAGATGCTGAGTCTAAAGCATGGCAGGACAAGCTTGATTCCTATGCGAAGGCAAAATCTTCGTTGAAGGTGCGGGACTATGACGAAGCTGAAGCTACGGCTTTAGATACGTTTAACGTCACGCAGCAAGGGATAGTTCTACAAGGCTCTGACAACCCCGCTTTGCTTATTTACGCAATTGGCAAAAGCACTAAGCGAGCTAAGGAACTGGCAGCAATCACCGACCCCGTAAAGTTTGCCTTTGCGGTAGCAAAACTGGAGACTCAGTTGAAAGTAACTAACCGTAGAGCGACAACCGCGCCAGAACGTACAATCACCACAAGCGGTGGGCGTGTGTCTGGTTCCATTGATTCACAACTTGAACGCTTACGCGCTGAAGCTTTGAAGACCGGAGACTTATCAAAGGTCATGGAGTATAAGCGTCGTAAGAAACAATCTTGATTAAAAGGAATTAAATATGGCGAATGCCTTTAGTAAAGAAGAAATTGTTGCCTTTGAGAATATTCTTGAAGGCTTCCATGACGCTTTGATCCTTTCAAAGAACGTCAACATCTACAACACCAATGGCGTAACTATGGAACGCGCTCGTGACACCATGTGGCGTCCGCAACCATACATCGCTCAGTCGTTCACTCGTACTGTTGGCACGACCATTGCTTCTAATGTTCAGACGATGACCCAGCTTTCTGTTCCTTCGACCTTGGGCTTCAGCCCTTGCTCTGCGTGGGAAATGAATGCTTTGGAACTTCGTGATGCTCTACAGGAAAATCGTCTTGGCGATGCTGCAAAGCAGAAGCTTGCTTCGGACATCAACCTTTCCGTTATGGATTTGGCTGCTGCTCAGGGTACGCTTGTTGTTGACGTAGCTACCGCTGCTGGCGATTATGACGATGTTGCACTTTGCGACAGCATCATGAACGAACAGGGTGTTATGGCTGGTGATCGCTACCTCGCATTGTCGAGCCGCGATTATAACGGCATGGCTGGTAACTTGGCAGTAGCGACTCGCTCGTTCACTGGCACGAAGTCGGCTAACGCATATGAGCGTTCGTTCGTTGGTGAAGTCGCAAGCTTCTCAACCTACAAGCTCGACTATGCTAACCGTTGCGCTGCAAACGCTGCAACTGTCACCATCGCTACCAATGGCGCTCAGGTTCGTTATGTTCCTCAGGCGACCACCACCAGCACTGGCGGCGTTCTCAACGTTGACAACCGTTATCAGACTGTCACTGTCTCTACGACAACTGGCGTTGTTGCTGGCGATGCGTTCACGATCGATGGCATTGAAGCTGTTCACCACATCACGAAGCGTTCGACTGGCGAACTCAAGACGTTCCGCGTCATTGAAGTTGTCAACGGTACGTCGATGGTTATCAGCCCTCCAATCATCGGTGCAAACTCGGCTCCAACTGATGCTGAACTTCAGTATCAGAACGTTGAAGTAGTCTCGACCTCGGCAACTGCCCCGATCAACTTCTTGAACGTAGCGGCTTCGAACATCAACCCGTTCTGGCGCAAGGATTCGATTGAACTCCTCCCAGGTCGCTATGCTGTTCCAGATGGCGCTGGCGTTGACGTTCTTCGTGCATCAACGGATCAGGGTATCGAATTGGTTATGACCAAGCGTTTCGATCCACTGACCTTCCAGACGCTTTACACGCTGGACACACTGTATGGTGTGGTTATGACGAACCCTGAAATGGCGGGTATCCTGCTTTTCAACCAAGTGTAATAGGGATGGGGGGAGCTTCGGCTTCCCCCTCTTTTATTCAGAGGAAACAAAGATGGCAAAGAAACCTACCAAAGCCGCTAAGAAAATCGCCAAAGTTATGGGCGAGTTTAAGGCTGGCAAGCTACACGCTGGTGTGAATCCCAAAGGGCCAAAGAAAGCTCCTATGGCTAAGAACGCCAAGCAAGCTATTGCCATCGCTCTTTCTGAAGCTGGTATGACCAAGAAGATGAAAAAGAAATAGTTATTCGTTTAATGTGCTAGTTTCTGATATAAGGCAGCGCATTGAACTTGGAGGTCTAAATGGGTTACACAAAGCGCCAGTTCGTAACGTCAGCCTTTGAAGAAATAGGCTTGGCAGATTACGTCTTTGACCTTCAGCCTGAACAGTTAGAGGCCGCTTTGCGCCGTTTAGATTCCATGATGGCTGAATGGAACGCTGCTGGCATACGCCTTGCATACGCAATGCCAAGCAGCCCACAAGATAGCGACTTAGATACAGAAACCAATGTGCCTGACAGCGCATGGGAAGCTATCATCACCAACCTAGCCATTCGGATTGCTCCTGGCTATGGTAAGGCTGTATCTGCTGACACTAAGGTATCAGCTAAGGGCGCTTACAATGTATTGCTGCAACGCGCTACATTCCCGCTTGAACAACAACTTCCATCAACAATGCCATTAGGTCAGGGCAACAAGCCTTGGCGGTGGGATAATCCTTATGTGCGGATTCCTTATGATTCTGTAAATGCTGGGCCTGATGGCCCCCTTGATTGGAGTTAAACCATGCCTACCATTAATCAGCTACCAACCGTAACACAGGTCTCTGGCGGAGATCAGTTACCATTATTCGTAACCAACCAAGGCGATGCTCGTCGTTGCTCTGTCACAACGCTTATTGAATATGTTGAGGAAAACTTTGACGCTGTTGTTTGTAATTCGGTTCAGACAACGCCATCAACCTTTGCCCAGCTTATCAATCCTGTTGGTAACACTGGCGCACGGGCTTTTATTACTGACGGAAGCACTACGACATTTGCTGCTACTGTTGCTGGCGCGGGTGCTAACTTTGTTCCCGTATACAGCGATGGCACTGTGTGGAGAGTGGGATAAATCAAACTTAGTTGATGGAGAATTGAAATGAAAATGAGCGGTGGAAAAGGTTATAGCTACGGCGAAAAGGGTATGGCAATGGCAAAGAAAGCCCCTGCTAAATCTGGCAAGTCAATGATGATGACCAAAGCAAAGAAGAAAAAGAAGTAAGACGCCTCAGTGAAAAAGGATTCGCGCCTTACTCGTGCTGGTGTCGCTGGGTATAATAAGCCCAAGAAAACACCATCGCATCCGAAGAAGTCGCACGTTGTTGTAGCTAAAGAAGGTGATAAGGTTAAGACAATCCGCTTCGGGCAGCAAGGCGTAATGGGTTCACCCGCCAGCAAAGGCGAAAGCGAATCCGATAAGAAGCGCCGCGCATCGTTTAAGTCTAGGCACGCAAAGAATATAGCTAAAGGTAAAATGAGCGCGGCATTCTGGGCCGACAAAGTTAAGTGGTAAAGGAATTAAATTATGGATGATATTAGAACATTTGCACCAGCTTACGGACAAGCTATTGCCGTAACCCCTGGCGCTGCTAGTGCGAACTCCGTTTTTGGTAAGAACGTGACATCGCTGTGCATCACCAGCCGCAATTCGGTTGAGTGCTTTGTGCGCGTTGGCACTGGCGCTGGTCTAGCTGCAACGACTGCTGACTATCTGGTTCCGCCAAACGGTCAGGTAAGCATTAGCAAATTCTTGGATTATGATCGGATCGCATACATCGCTCCTGCTGGCGGTGGTTCGCTCCACATCATTCCTGGCGAGGGCTTCTAATGTTTCTGCTGACGCGCCTTCGGACTCGTCTGCGTTACTTTAACACAGGCGGTGGCCCCGTTCCTGGTGCGCTTCTTCAAGAGAATGGCGACTTCCTGCTTCTTGAAGATGGCGGCTACATTCTGCTTTAATAGAGTATATCCATGACGCAGATTCCAATCCTGAGCGGCATATTTACAGACAACGGGCCAGACTTTAGAACGTCTTATCCTGTGAACTTTGTTCCTGTGCCAAAAGCAAATGGAATCAGTAATGGATTCTTACGACCCGCTGAAGGCATTGTTGGCAACGGCACTGGCCCTGGCATTGATCGCGGTGGCATAAACTATAACAACGTTTGCTATCGCGTCATGGGTTCTAAGTTTGTATCAGTTGCCAGCAACGGCGCTGTGACGATCTTAGGCGATGTTGGCAATGATAACCAATATGTAACGCTCGACTACAGCTTTGAATATATCGGCATTGCGTCGAACAACAATCTATTCCTTTGGGATATAGCAACAGGCGTTCTCGCTCAGAACACCGACCCTGATCTTGGCGTGGTTCTTGATACAGTGTGGGTGGATGGCTACTGGATGACCACTGATGGCGAGTTTCTGGTGGTCACTGAACTTAACAATCCGTTCGCAGTGAACCCGCTGAAATATGGTTCGTCAGAAGCTGACCCTGATCCAGTAGTGGCCTTGTTGAAGCTACGCAATGAAGTCTATGCGCTCAACCGTCACACCATAGAAGTGTTTGACAACCGTGGTGGAGACCTATTCCCGTTTCAACGTATCGAAGGCGCTCAAGTCGAAAAGGGCGTGGTCGGCACACACGCTTGCTGCGTATTCCTTGAGAACATCGCATTTCTTGGTAGTGGATTTAACGAAGCGCCATCTATTTATCTTGCCGCAAACGCAACCGCAAATAAGGTTAGCACGCAAGAGATTGACGAACTGCTGGCAACATTCACTGAAGCGCAGTTAGCGACTGTAAAGCTAGAGGCACGGAACGATAGAGCGCACGAGCTTCTATATATCCATCTTCCAGATCGCACGATTGTATTTGACGCAGCGGCATCGCAAGAACTGGGCCAGCCTGTGTGGTTCACGTTGACAAGCAGCCTTGTAGACTTCTCCCGTTATCGCGCTCAGAACTTCGTGTGGTGCTATGACAAGTGGTTGCTAGGCGACCCTACCAGCAATGCCATTGGGTATCTGGTAAAGGATATATCGACGCACTGGGGGCAAAAGGTGCGCTGGGAGTTCGGCACAACCATTCTATACAATGAGGGTCGCGGCGCGATATTGCAGAACCTTGAACTGGTTTCGCTAACAGGCTCTGTCGCGTTTGGCTTAGACCCAACGATTAACACCAGCTACTCGACTGATGGGCAGAACTGGAGCCAGCAGAAGTTTATCAAGGCGGGTAAGACGGGAGAGCGAGCCAAGAGACTTGTATGGTTCCACCAAGGCTGGATGCGTAACTGGCGCGTTCAACGCTTCCAAGGCACATCAGACGCTCATATGTCTTTTGCTAGGCTAGAGGCGGCAATAGAGCCGTTGGCTTACTGATGGCTGTAACTCCACGAAGATTAAGCCTGACACGGGATCAGTTTGCCTCGTTCCTTCAGGACTTCGAGCAGATTAAGCAATTCGAAAATCTATTTGCTACCGTTGATACGATCTCCAGCATTACTCTTGATGAGATTAACATTGAGGCTGGCAACGCTAATGCTAGTGCGAATGAAGCAAATGACAGCATTCAAAGGCTTCTGGACTCTTTAGACAGAGGGCCACCAGCAGCATCACAAGAACAGATTGCAGCACTGCAAGAGCAGATAACGGCGCTTCAGCAGATGCCACCACCTAAGCAGCATCGCACACCTCGCTACGGTTCTTTCTACGATACGACAACGCAGACAGCAGCCGTTATTAACACGGCGTATCCAATGACTTTTAACACAACAGATTTATCATTTGGTGTGACTAGAGGTAGCCCGACGTCGCGCATTTATATAGATCGACCAAATGTTTACAATGTACAGTTTTCGGCTCAAGTAGATAAGACTGCTGGAGGTGTTGGATTGGTATGGATATGGTTACGCAAGAATGGTGTTAACGTTCCTGACAGCTCTGGTCAAATACGCATACAAGGTAATAACGCTGAATTAGTTGTAGGGTGGAATTATATCATCGAATTAAACTCTGGCGACTACATCGAATTAATGTGGGAAGTTGACAATACATCTGTTATTTTATTGGCTGATCCGGCATCTGCCGTACATCCTTCCGTTCCGTCAATCATCTTAACGGTGACTGACAATATAAGTTCTATGGAGACTTGATATGGCTGTAACAACTAAAGTTCTGATTCCAGCTAAGACGGCTGAGAACACACAAACAACGCAATATACCTCTGTGAACGTTACAACGGTCATTGATAAGTTCACCGCGACTAATTACACCGCAACGGCTGCAACGATCAGCGTTAACCTTGTGGCAGTGTCTGGCAGCGCAGGAAATGACAACCTTATCGTCAAGACCAAGACGCTTCAGCCATCGGAAACCTACACGTTTCCTGAGCTAGTCGGCCAGGTAATTGCGTCAGGCGGGTTTATTTCAACTATTGCGGGAACAGCGACAGCCATTAACATCCGCGCATCTGGACGGGAAATATCGTAATGAAAAAGCCAATGATGATTATTGAAGGCTTTGCTGGTCTGCGTGAGAGCGAACCATTCATCACCACTGCTGAGAACAAGAAGAACACGAAGATCGTGATCGACGATTGGATGCTTGGCCCTGAAAACCCAAGCAACGAGCGTGGCGCTAATCCTGAATACTGGATTGCCTTGGGTGTTGCTATGCAAGTGGATGAAGCTGAAGCTCGTCGGCGCAGATGTTCTAACTGCGAGTATTACGACAACAGCACCATGACCCAAGCCAAGATGGAAAAGATTCCATTTAACGAGTGGGACGTTGATGCTGGCTTCCGTGGCTACTGCCATAAGTTCGAGTTTATCTGTCACGATCTGCGCTCTTGTCAAGCACAAGAAGAACGAGAGTTTGAATTTGAAGATTGATTGTGATATGGTTTTGCCACAGAGCTTTTAAGAGCAGCCTGTGGCTCAATAGTAGAAAGCTTACTATGCTTAAAAGCGGAACGCCTGAATACTGGTTGCGTCGTAACTTTGCGGAAGCATTAGACTTGCCCGAAGATGCCATTGAATGGCTTATTGACCTATGGCAAGTTGTTCAGCTTTTTGATGACATTGTTGATGGCGACAAGATA